GCATGGGTGGTCGGTGGCCCAAACACTGGTGAGCAAGAGGGTGAAGAGGGCGAAGAGGGCGAAGACTATGAAGAGGGAGAAGAGGAATGAAAGCTGGACTTTATGAAAATATTCATCGAAAACGCGAAAGAATTGCTGCTGGCAGCAAAGAGAAAATGCGCAAGCCTGGGGCAAAGGGCGCTCCAAGCGCTTCAGACTTTAAGGCAGCGGCTAAAACCGCCAAGCCAGTGAAAAAGAAATGAAGACCCCAGCTTGGCAGCGTAAAGAGGGCAAAAGCCCGACTGGCGGCTTAAATGCCAAGGGTCGGGCCAGTGCGAAGGCGCAGGGTATGAACTTGAAAGCGCCCGTCAAGGCAGGCGATAACCCAAGGCGCGCCAGCTTCTTGGCACGCATGGGCAATATGCCTGGTCCTGAGATGAAGGGTGGCGAGCCGACACGGCTGCTGCTATCACTCAAGGCATGGGGCGCAAGCTCCAAGGCCGATGCCAAAGCCAAGGCGGCTGCGATCAGTGCTAGGAACAAGGCCAAGAAATGATTTGTCCGATTGTCATTGCCACTGTCAAGGGCCACGGGTTGGCGGTGCTGCTGGAAAGTATCAAGCAATACGCGCCAGAGTGTCCGGTCTACTTGCGTGGCCCAGAGTCGGTGATTGACAATTACCAAGCCGACTTCAAAATCTATGGCCAGCCAAGGAACTTTGGCGAGGACTATAACGAGATCATTGAGGCGGCCATGAAAGACTGGTCATCATGCATTGTGGCCAATGACGACATAGTGCTGACCCCCACCAGCGTGAAGGTGCTGATGGAAGATGTGGCCATTGTCAGGACCATGAACAGCTACAAAGCTGGGTGGGTCGCGGCAAGGTGCGATGCGGCCAGACCTTGTCAAAATGTGCGGATCACTGACCAGCCAGAGAAGCTGAACTTCTACAAATTCCCGTCTGAGGCCCACATCAAACTGGTCCAAGAGATCAGCCCCATATTTGCATGGATATCAAGTGACGCATTTGGGGAGGCAAAGTTTCCCCCTCTGAATTGGTACAGTGACGATGTGCATTGTATGGACTTAATCCAAAAAGGCTATGGCCATTATGTGAGTGCCAGCTATGTCCACCACATTGGCTCAAACACCATTGGCATGAATGCACAAAAACTGCATGAAGAAGCGCTGCCATGGCTCAAAGAGAATCGACCAAATTATGCGAGTGCCTGGTTTGATTCTTAACCTTGGCTCTGGCAAAGACTGGAATCCTGAGTATCTGAATGCAGATATTCAGGCCAGCAAGAATCCTGACTGGCTGATCGATATCAGCAAGGTCAAGTGGGGCGATACGTTAAAGACGCGCTTTGGGCAGCTGGAGATCGTGCCAGGTATGTTTGAGGCCATTGTGGCCAATGATGTACTGGAACACATCCCCAATCTGGTCGATGCCATGACCAACTGCAAAGAGCTGCTGAAGGTGGGCGGCCAGATGCGCATCCATGTGCCTTATGACCTGAGTCTTGGCGCCTGGCAAGACCCGACCCATGTCAGGGCGTTTAACGAGAATTCTTGGCGCTATTACACCGATTGGCACTGGTACTTGGGCTGGCCAGATCGGTTTGAGCTGACAACGCTGGAAATGAGGCTCTCAAAGGTGGGAGAAGCACTAGAATTGCCACAAGACGAAATCATCCGCACGCCACGCGCTGTGGACTCCATGTATGTGGTTCTTACAAAGGTCAAGCCATGATTGAAAACATTACCGACAACTTATCCACCGACATTGCAGCCAAAGAGCCAATGGATGATGCAGAACTGCAAGCGATCATTACCCAAGATTTGGTCGATGCGGTGAGCTATGTGGACAGTGATCTGTCTCCAACACGCGCCAAAGGGACTGAATACTATCGCGGTGATTTATTCGGCAATGAGGTCGAAGGCAACAGCAAGGTGGTGGCCATGGAGGTGCGGGACACTGTCTCGGCCATGCTGCCAAGCCTGATGCGGGTTTTCTTTAGTTCTGAGAATGTGGTGGAATTTTCGCCCAGGGGACCCGAAGACACCAAGATGGCCCAACAGGCCACGGACTACTGTAATTACATTTACCAGAACGACAATTCTGGATTTTTAACGACCTATGCGATTTTTAAGGATGCACTGGTTCGAAAATGCGGCATTGCAAAATTCTGGTGGGAAGATGAAGAGAAGGTCCGGATTGAAGAGTACACCGGCCTAGACGACCAGACCCTAGAGATGCTCATGCAAGAGCCTGGTGCTGAAGTCAAGATTGTGGTGTCTTACCCAGACCCAAGCATTGACGAATTGCAGATCAGCACTGTGGACCCATTGACTGGCCAGCCAGTGATGAATCCACCAGCTATGGTCCATGATGTGCAGATCAAGCGCATCACAAAGGATGGCCGGATCAGGATCATGGCCGTGCCACCCGAAGAGCTGCTACTGGACAGACGCGCCAGATCGTTTGATGACGCGACCATCATTGCCCACCGACAAATGGCCACCATGGCTGACTTGTTGGCCATGGGCTATGACCAGGATGAGATTGAAGAGAATCTGTCAACGACTGACCTAGACAGCAATGACGAGTATTTAGCGCGTCAGCCACTGTCCACGACATTTGGCACGAATGACGCTGCCAACCCAATGATGAGGAGAGTCTTGTACATCGAGGCTTATTCCCGTGTGGACTTTGATGGTGATGGCATTGCCGAGCTGCGCAAGGTCTGTTGCATGGGAGGTGGCTATAAGGTGGTCAGGAATCTGCCGGCCAGCTACATTCCATTTGCTGACTTTCCATGTGACCCAGAGCCACACACAAGCCCACTTGAGGCCATGTCGATTTTCGACATCACCCGCGACTTGCAAGAGATCAAGTCGGAAATACTCCGCAACACGCTGGACAGTCTGGCCCAGTCGATTCACCCGCGCACAGCGGTGGTCGAAGGCCAAGTCAACATCGATGATGTCTTGAACAATGAGACGGGTGCAATTATCAGAATGCGCGCGCCTGGCATGGTCCAACCCCTGACAACCCCGTTTGTGGGTCAGGCCGCATTCCCGATGATGGAATACATGGACCAGATCAAAGAAGATCGCACCGGCATGAGCAAGGCCGCCATGGGTCTGAACGCTGACGCATTGCAATCTAGCACCAAGGCGGCAGTCAATGCCACCATCAATGCCAGCCAAGGCCGCATTGAACTGACAGCCCGAATTCTGGCTGAAGGTATGAAGAAGCTCTTCAAGGGCATTTTGTTCTTGGCCACAACGCACCAAGACAAAGCTCGCATGGTCAGAATGCGCAATGAGTGGGTGTCCATCGATCCAAGATTCTGGGACACCAGCATGGATGCCAACATCAATATTGCCTTGGGCAATGGCGACACCAACGAGAAACTGCAAGCGCTGATGATGATCATGGCCAAGCAAGAGCAAATCTTGCAGCAGCTTGGCCCGACCAATCCCTTGGTCACGCCCCAGCAGTTCAGCAATACTCTACGAAAAATCGTAGAGCTATCTGGCTTCAAAGACTCGACCAGCTTTTTCCAAGATATCCCTGCCGACTATGTGCCACCAGCTCCGCAACAAAAACCAAGCCCCGAAGAGGTGCTGGCCCAAGTGCAGGCCGAAAGTATCAAGGCAGATATCCAGAAGAAGGCTGCCGAGCTGGAGCTAAAGCGCCAGCAGATGATCATGGATGACGATCTGACCCGCGACAAGATGGCCCAAGATTTGTATCTCAAAAAGTATGAAATTGAGTTAAAGTACAAATCACAGATCAGCACAGCGGAAATTGACGCTGCGCAGAATATTGATCGTGAAGCGATGCGTCAGCAGGCGCTCTTGGCCCAGCAGCAGGCGGCACAGTTTGTGTCCCAGCCGCAGCCACCAGCGCCTGAGATGATGCCCCCATCAACCTTTCAAGGAATGGCACAGTAAGTGACAAACGAAGACCAGGTAAACAAAGGCCGAAAGGCCAAGCAGCTGCTTGAGGATGAAACCCTCAATGCGGCAATTGCGAAATTAGAAGGCGACCAACTTTGGGCATTTCGATCATCGAAACCCGAAGAGTCTGTGAAGCGAGAGACAGCGTGGTGTATGTTGCAGGCCATTGACGGCCTGCGGCAAGAGTTGATCAAGATCATGGACAACGGCAAGATTGCCCAAAACGCTATCGTCAAATCACAGAAAAACCTAATTTAAGAAATTACTATGGCAGAAATACAAGCGATGAATATGGCCGATGCGGCCAGTGCTATCTCGGCAATCTTAGCCCCCGAAAAGGGACAAGCAGAAGTTGACGAGACGCAGCCAGTCGAGGAATCCGAAGAGGATTCTGAGGCAGCGGCCTCTGAGGAAGATGACTCTGGTGTGGAAGACGCGCCAGATGATGAAACCTCAGAGGAACAGTCAGGGGAAGAGGAAGAGACCGAAGAGGGCGAACAGCCACAGACTTTCACTGTCAAAGTTGACGGCAAGGAAGTTTCTGTCACGCTAGACGAACTACAAAAGGGCTACTCCAGGACTCAGGACTACACTCGGAAAACGCAGCAAATTGCCGAAGTGCGAAAGCAAGTCGAGCAAGAGACGTATGCAGTCCGAGCCGAGCGTGAGCAATACGCTCAATTGTTGGGAGCATTGCAAGCCCAACTTCAGTCTTCAGAGCCTCAGATCGATCTGGATCGTCTTTATCACGAAGACCCGATTGAGTGGGTGAGGCAAAAGGAAGTCATGCGGGAGCGACAAGAGAAATTAGGTGCTATTCAGTCCGAACAGCAGCGACTCTCTCAAGTGGCCCAGTATGAACAGCAGCGCGCCATGGAAGCCCAACTTGCCAGCCAGCAAGAAGCTCTCTTGGCAGCCTTACCTGATTGGAAAGACCCCAAGAAGGCAAAGGCCGAAAAGGCGCTGGTGATTGAGTCTGCGAAGGCGGCAGGCTTTACCGATGAAGACTTGAAGAGCGTTTACGACCACCGACTGGTTTTACTGCTGCGTAAAGCGGCAATGTACGACCAGATGGTAAGTAAACGCCAAGGCATTAAGCCTGTGGTGAACAATGGCCCACGACCAGCCAAGCCTGGTGCAGCTGGTCGGGTTTCGACAACAACTGAGAGTACGCGAGCAAAGCAGCGTCTTGCAAAAACTGGTCGCATCGATGATGCGGCTTCTGCAATTGAACTTTTATTGAAATGAGGAAATTATGGCTATCGTAAGTAACACATTCCTGACTTACTCTGCAAAGGGTATTCGGGAAGATTTGAGCAATATCATCACAAATATTGCGCCCGAAGAAACCCCTTACATGAGCAACATTGGCCGTGAAAACGTGTCCAACAGCTTGTTTGAGTGGCAATCCGATACCCTCGCCAGTGCTGCCGCAAATGCGCAGCTTGAAGGCGATGATGTTGCATCGTTTGACGCTGTGACTGCTACTGTGCGTTTGCAAAACTACGCACAGATTTCACGCAAGACAATCATCTTGTCAGCCACTGAAGAAGTGGTCAACAAGGCAGGGCGTCGCAGTGAGCTGGCCTACCAAATTTCTAAAAGGGCGAGCGAGCTAAAAAGAGACCAAGAATTTGTCATGCTCAATAGTGGCATTGCTGTTTCTGGTGACTCTACAACTGCCCGTGTGACTGCTTCTTTGGGTGCGTTTATCAAGACGAACACAGACAAGCAGACCAATGGCACTGATCCATCTTACACAACGCTGCCAAACAGCGCCCGTACAGATGGCAACGTGCGCACATTTACTGAAACCATTTTGAAAAATGTGATTCAGAAAGTGTGGACTGCTGGTGGTACACCTAAGATTTTGATGTGCGGTCCTGTTAACAAACAGCGCGTATCAGGTTTCTCTGGTATTGCTTCTAGCCGTTTCAACATTGATGGTGGTGCAAAGCCTGCAACATTGGTCGGAGCTGTTGACATTTATGTCAGCGATTTCGGAAACGTGCAAGTTATTGCGAACCGCTTCCAACGTGAGCGCGATGCATGGGTGATCGATCCTGACTACGCCAAGATGACAGTGCTGCGCCCTTATCAGCAAGTCGAATTGGCCAAGACTGGTGATGCTGAAAAGCGTATGCTGATCGTGGAATGGGGTCATAAAGTGTTGGCTGAAAATGCCCACGGCTTGGCCGCTGACTTGGTTACTTCTTAATAGTAAGCAAACGGAAAGGGCCAGGGAAACTTGGCCCTTTTTTTAAGATGATTCACAAAAGACTACTTAGCGAAAACAGAGATCAAGGCATCAAGCGCTACTGGCATGAAAACCCAGAGACTGGTGATGTAACGATCCAAACAGAACAAGATGTCACAGCGGTGATTGAGGCCAACAAGGCCATCTACAACGCTGTGGATGAGAAAGCCAACTGGACTGGTGAATGGCACTTGGTGGCATCCATCCCAGAATCCCTTTATTACAAGATGAAGGCCGAGGGCAAGATCGATGACCAGGAGTACATGAAGCGCTGGCTCAACGACTCCGACAACCAATTTTTTAGAACACGACCTGGGAAAGTATGAACTACATTGCAGTCTGCACACCGGCCCGTGATCAGGTCCACACCAATTACACATATTGCATGGTCAATATGGTGGCGTATCACACACTCAACACAACAGATGCAATCAGTCTGAAATTGATGCAAGGCACGATCATCCAAAACCAAAGGGCTGACCTTTGCTTGGATGCCATGAAAGAGGGCTGCACACACATACTCTTCATTGACTCGGACATGACGTTTCCACAGGACATGGTCGGCAAGCTGCTGGCCCATGACAAGCACATTGTGGCCGCCAACTGCGCACGCAGAAGAATGCCCACTGGCCCGACTGCCCAAAACTATGACGAGAATGGCAAGCGCCAGGCGGTCTACACCATGCCAGATTCGACTGGATTAGAAGAGGTGGGAAGCATTGGCACTGGCATAATGCTGATCAAGCGCGAGGTGTTTGAGGGCATGAGTGAGCCATGGTTTGATATGCCTTGGCAGACGACACGGGGCTACATGGGAGAGGATGTGTTCTTTTGTAAGAAAGCGCAAGAGCTTGGCTACAAAGTCTACATCGACCATGATGTCTCAAAGGAAATTGGCCACATTGGCACATTTGAGTTTCGCCATGAACACACTTGGATTGTGAAAGAAGAGATGGAAAAAGAGGCCCAATAATGGCACTTAGCACATACACAGAACTGAAGACATCCATTGGTGATTGGCTTAACCGAGCCGACCTGACTTCTGTCATTCCTGACTTTATCTCTCTGGCCGAGGCACAAGTTGAAAGAACACTGCGCACCAGGCAGATGATCGTCAGGGCCAATGCGTCTTTTGACGCGCAGTATGGCGCTGTGCCAAGTGACTTCTTGGAGACCAAATCCCTCAAGCTCACAAGCACAAACCCCCAGACACCATTGCAGTTTTTGAGCATTGATGCCTTGGACAATGAGGCAGCCAATTACACGGCAAGTGGCAAGCCTAGATTTTTTGGTGTGGTCGGTGGTCAATTCAGAATTGTCCCGACACCTGATGCCACTTACACGACCGAGCTGACCTATTACGCAAAGTTGACAAAGTTATCAAGCAGTGTGGCCACCAACTGGCTTTTGACTGCAAACCCCGACATTTATCTGTATGGCGCGCTCTTACAGGCTGCACCATACTTGCAAGATGATGCGAGAATCCAGACATGGGCAACACTCTATGAGCGAGCCTTGAATGATTCACAAACTGCCGATGATCGCGGTGCATCTTCTGGTGGTGCATTGCTGACCCGTGCAAAGACTTTTGGATAAGGACTAGACCATGTCATCTTTTACCGACTTTACAGAAAGCCTAGTTTTAACCTGGCTCTTGACCACAGGCTCTGCCACACGCCCCACGGCTTGGTATGTTGGCCTATTCACGGCTGCACCATCTGACACGGGTGGTGGCACTGAGGTCTCAGGCAACGCCTATGCGCGAGTGGCCACCGGCACAATCACTGTCTCTGGCACAAGCCCCACAAACGCAACCAACGCAGCGGCCATCGAGTTTGCAGCTGCCAGCGGTGGCAACTGGGGATCAATTGGCTGGGCTGGCATTTTTGATGCATCTACTGGCGGCAATCTATTAGCCTGGGCGGCATTGACCACAGCACGCACCATCAATGATGGCGATGTGCTGCGCATCCCAGCTGGCGACCTTGATGTCACATTGACATGACATGGCTGCCTACGGCTCTGGTCCATACGGCAAAGGGAATTGGTCTTATGGCGTAAGCCTTGGAGCTGCCACCTTTGCCGCATCTAGCACTGCGGCATTTTCAGCAAAACGCATCTGCATAGGTGCGTTTTCTGTTTCTGCTTCTAGCACAGAGACAGTCGCGGCCAATGTCGTCAAGACGGCATCTTTCTCGGTTTCAGCATCTAGCAGTGCATCAGCTGCTGCACAAAGGGTGGCCAATGCCTCGGCAACGGCCTCTAGCACCAGCTCCATGGCCGCAAGCGCTTTGCGCTATGCCATAGGTGCATCGACACTTGCGGCAAGCTCTAGCGCCAGCATTGCGGCCACACGGGTGGCCATTGGGGCATTTGCCTCGGTAGACACCAGCACCATGTCGGTCAATGGGGTCAGGGTCCCACTTGTCCAGATTCTGATTGAAGACTTTGCCACGATGACAGTGGCCACCAGCGTGATCGTCAACCAGTCGGTGCTGATTGCAGCCGAGTCTGGCATGAGCGTGAACGCGATCAGGAGAAGCAACGCTGCCATCAATTTCACTTGCCAGTCATCCATGACGATTGCTGGCAATCTAAAATGGGTGGCAGAAAGTGACACGGCTGAAACTTGGAATGCAATCTCTGACAATGCAGAGACCTGGACACCGATCACAGACACATCAGAAACATGGACCGGAATTGGCGACAACAGTGAAAGTTGGACACCAATTGCGGATAATAGCGAATCTTGGCAAATAGCCGCATAGGAGCATTTAATGGCAGATTCAACTACATCCAACCTATTACTGACTAAGCCAGAAGTTGGAGCGTCAACAGATTCATGGGGGACCAAAATCAACACCGACTTGGACTCAGTCGATGCAGTGTTTGCAGCTGCCGGTACTGGCACAAGCGTGGGCCTTAATGTTGGCGCTGGCAAGACTTTGAGTGTGGCCGGTACATTGGTGGTGACTGGCGCGGCCAGCACGATTGATGCGACTGCCATTGGCGCTACGACAGCAGACACTGGTGCTTTCACTACCCTAGCTGCCTCTGGTTCTGTAACCCTCTCTGGAGGCACAGCAAACGGAGTTACTTATTTAAACGGCTCAAAGGTTCTGACAAGTGGCTCTGCGCTTCAATTTGATGGTTCTAATCTAGGTCTTGGTGTTACACCGAGTATTTATTGGGGTGGCAACAAAGGACTTGATGTTGGTTCTGTTGGTTGTGGTCTTACTTCCCGTCAAAACAATGAAATAAATTTAGGTCAAAACGCTGCGTATAACACTTATGCTACAAATGGTGTTGCTAGTAGGCTTACTTTAGCCAATGATGGTGCGTTTTACTGGTATCAAGCCCCATCAGGCACAGCAGGAAACGCTATATCCTTTACTTTAGCGCTTTCATTAGAAAGAGATAAGTCACTTGCCTTAAAAGGTGCAGTTTCACAAACTGGTACAGGCATCACATTCCCCGCAACTCAATCAGCATCATCAGACGCTAATACGCTAGATGACTATGAGGAAGGGACTTTTACACCGACAGTATTAACTGAGTTTGGAAGTGCAACAACTGGTGGGCAAACGTCTGTTTACACAAAAGTTGGTAATATTGTCAATGTTTGTGGTTCATTTAACATTGCAACCATAAGTTCCCCAAGTGGGATATTGCGTGTTGGTAATTTACCATTTTCTGTAGCCTCAGTTGGTGTAAATGGAGTTAATGCTTCAGCATCACTTTGGAATACTGCTTCATCTTATGCCTCGCTTACACCTTGGGTTTATACAATTAGTGGTCAACCGCAGTTTTACATCAGGTTTACAAATGGAACTTCTGCTACAGAAGGCGCAGGATTGCTAAAAGTTGGAACTGAAATTTGGTTCAACGTAACATATCGAGTTTCTTAATTAACCTGATTGGATTATCAGGTCGGATACTAACTAAAGGAAAATCATGTCACTTACCAAAACCACAACTGTTGACCAAATCACAGTAACAGAGAACGGCATTGTTCTCTATCGTGAAGCCACACGCATCATGGAAGATGGCAATCAAATCAGCCAAACCTACCATCGCTCAAGCCTCATACCAGCACAAGACCTAACAGGCGTTCCCGCTAATGTTGTTGCAATCTGCAATACGGCATGGACTGCTGAAGTTATTGCGGCTTATCAGGCAGAGCAAGCACGAATTGCGGCTGAACGTGAAGCACAGCGCCTGGCTGTTGAAGCGGCTGCTGAATCCGCATCTGCCTAATCATGGATGCCGACACAGATAAGCGCCTAGCGGTGCATGAGGCAATCTGTGCCGAGCGATACAGCTCTATCGCCAACACTTTAAAGGATGGCGACAGACGCATGACCAAGATTGAATATCTGCTTTATGCAGCAATCTTGGCCGTTTTGCTTGGACCAGGGGTGGCTGCCGAATTCATCAAGAAGATTTTCGGGCTATGAAAGACTGGGCCGTGGCATTCATTGCTGCGGCCTTACTGACGGCCACCATCATTTGGTGCTTTACTGTCATCATTTTGTTTTGGCCATGATCTATGCTCTGGTCCTATTAGCAGCCACTGCCGAATATCGATGCACCAGGTGGTCTTGGACCGGTGATGTCTACAATCGGAGGGTTGTTTGTCTCAAGTGGGAGAAGAGAAAATGATTGTGGACCCTCTAACGGCCCTAGCAGGGATACAAAGCGCCATCAGCATGGTCAAGAAGGCCAGCAAGGTGGCCAATGATTTAGGCTCACTTGCCCCAATGATCGGCAAGATGTTTGATGCCAAGAGCGTGGCCACCAAAGCCTTGCTTGAGGCTAAGAAAAACAAAGGCTCCAACATGGGCCAAGCACTTCAAATCGAGATGGCCCTGGAGCAAGCGAGAGCCTTTGAAGAAGAATTGAAAATGCTATTTATGACCTCTGGTCAGATTTTGACGTGGAATAAGATCAAAGAGCGCCAGGCTCAAATGGACAGGGATGATGCCAGAGAACTTGCTGCTTTACAAAAAGCAGAAAAAGAAGCCAAAGCCAAAGAAGATGAAATGAATGAAATAGCCATGATCATTGGCGGTGTGGCTTTTGTCTTGTTTCTGGTGTTCATTGGGGTCAATGAATTGATGGAATTTTGTGCAACGACTCGCAGATGTGGTGGCAGATGAATGAGTATCAGAAGACCTTTGATATGTGCCTCAAGATATTCGTTTACGGGTGTGTGGCGCTTTACTTTTTAGGTTTTCTGAAGTTTCTGCCTGATGACTTATCTGACAGAATTGTCAATTTACTGCTTGGAAAGGTGGGGCTTGGAAAATGAAAATCACGGCTTACCAGATCAATGCCAATATGCTGAGAGAGGCCCAGAGGGTGATGCATCAGCAGAATCTAAAGCAGCTGGAGATTTTGAACAGGCAGGCAGAACTGGCGCATAAGACCAAAGAGATTAAGACACAATGGGTCAAACCTAATTCTGTGGATGTATACACATGAAATATCTGCTTGCAATTGCTTTGATAATGCTCACTGGCTGCGAAGAAAAATATCGCTATAAGTGCCAGAATCCTGACCAATTTCACGCGCCAGAATGCCAAAAGCCTAGATGTATGTTTACCCAGACTTGCCCTGAGTATTTAGTCGCACCTATCTTGGAGAAAAAAGTTGACGAAGTTAAACCTAACAACTGAAGAGATCGAGGTCAGGGTCTGGAGCATTGTGGTGCTTGCTGTCACCCTGATTCTTTTCTTTATCGTGATTGCTCTTTTGTACTCTGTGACCTTTGTGACCCAGCCAATCAAGAGCATGGCCCCAATTGACCAGGCTTACACCAAGATGCTGAACGATATTGTTCTGCTGATTGTGGGCGGCATTGGCGGTGTGATCGGCAAACGGGCAATGACTTCTAGGCAGCAGCCACCACCCATGGGTCAGCCAATGTGCCAGCCCATGCAAGGCCAATATGGATACAGCAACAACCACGGGTTCAATGCCACCACCAACGGCATCCCCAGCCAACCATTTGGCGCTATGCCCAAGTGGACCAATCCAGAATTAGACGAGTCTTGGACTCCTGGTCCACCACCAGACACGCCACCAGAGCATCTTGAAGATGACCATGAGCGCGAACAACTGGCAGCGGCCAGACAGGAGACAGACTGATGTTTGGCATCCCACTACCCTATATCGCCCTGGCAATCGGCATTGCTTTGTTTGGCTCTTACCGAGGTGGCTATCACTTTGGCTGGGAAGACAGGGACAATGACATGAAGATTGCCATTGCCAAAAAGAATGATGAAGCCAGAGCGAAAGAGAAAGAGCTTGGCGAGAAACTGCAAGATCAGGAAACAAAACTCAGAAAGGCCCAAGATGATGTTAAGAAAAAACAGTCTGCTATGCATGAGCTTGCTAGGACTGGCCGGCTGCGGCTCCCAGCCCCAAGTTGTCCACAAGCCAGTGCAAGTGCCACCACTACCGCTGGAGATACACAACCCAGCCAGTCCGATGCAAGCGAATCTGAGCGACAGACTATTGCAGCTCTTATCGACATCGCAGCCGAAGGAGACAAAGCCATCACCAAGCTCAACGCCTGCGTCAGCGCCTACGAAGAAGTAAGGAGACTTGTCAATGGTCAATAGTCAGCAGCTCCAGCAACTGCACATTGGCCCAGAGTGGGTCGATGCGCTTAATGAGACTTTCCAGCGCTTTGACATTTCAACGCCACTGCGCCAGGCTGCCTTTATTGGCCAGTGTGGCCATGAGTGCGGCAACTTCAGAATCTTGGAAGAGAACTTGAATTACAGGGCAGAGGCTTTGCAAAAGCTCTGGCCCAAGCGCTTTGACGCGGCCAAGGCCCAAGCCTGCGCCAGAAATCCCAAGCTCATTGCCAATACTGTCTACAGCTCACGCATGGGCAACAGGGATGAGGCCAGTGGGGATGGGTATCGGTTTAGAGGCCGTGGGTGCATTCAATTGACAGGCTCTGCCAACTACCACCACGCTGGCAAGGCGCTTGGCGTGGACCTGATCATGCAGCCCGAGCTGGTGGCCACGCCCCAGTATGCTGCGCTGACTGCCGGATGGTTCTGGGACACCCACAAGCTCAACCAGTATGCGGATAGTCAAGACTACCGAACTTTGACCAAAAAGATCAATGGTGGTTTCATCGGACTTGAGGACCGCATCAAACACATCAACCATGCACTGTCTGTCCTGACATAATTGGCCATGACCACCAAGCAGCAATTAGAGACCCCATCGATACCCAGTCTGGGCTTCCCCCCAGAGGGGTATGAGCGCAGGCACTTTAATGAGAACTATGGGTCAATCAATAATTACTTTAGAAAAGTGACCACAGTCTTGGGGTCTTTGTTTGGACCAAAGGGCGGTAAGTTTATGAATAATCCCTATGGGGCTTTTCAAAGCACGGCAGACCAGACTGCGGCAGCGGCCAACACGGCCTATGCCATGACACTGAATACGACCGACTACGCCAATGGCGTGAGTGTCGCAAGCAATTCACGGATCACAGTGGTTGACGCTGGTATTTGGAATTTGCAGTGGTCTGGCCAGTTTGAAAACCCTGACTCTCAGGACCATGACGCAAGGGTCTGGCTCAAGATCAATGGGACTGTGGTCACTGGCTCAACTGGATTTTTTGCAGTCCCAAGCAAGCATGGCTCAGTCAATGGCCATGCCTTGGTCGGCTGGAATTACTTTTTGAGTCTTAACGCAAATGATTATGTCGAGCTTTGGTGGGAGACTGACAGCACTATGGTGACAATTCAGACCTATGCTGCATCAGGAAATTACCCCTCAACGGCATCACTTATTGCGACAATGACATTTGTGTCAAACCTACCAACATAATTGCCATCATGTACATCCCACTCAAACTACCCCCAGGCATCTACAGAAACGGGACTGAGTACCAAGCGGCAGGCCGCTGGTATGACGCAAACCTTGTGCGCTGGTACGAGAACACTTTGCGGCCCATGGGTGGCTGGAGAAAACGTGCAGCTGGCCAGATGACGGGTCTGTGCCGAGGCTTTATCACTTGGCGCGATAACAGTGCCAACCGATGGATCGCAGCCGGTACGCATACAAAACTGTATGCCATGAATGAGGCTGGAACACTCAAAGAAATCACACCGACCAGCTTTACGGCTGGCATTGCAGATTCATTGTCAAAGACTGGCTATGGTTACAGCACCTATGGCAGTCTGGCCTATGGCACGGCACGGCCAGACACTGGCTTGATCACCCCAGCCACAACATGGTCCATGGACACTTGGGGCGAGTATTTGATTGCCTGCTCCAATGCCGATGGCAAGCTCTATGAGTGGCAATTGGGGTTCACGACACCCACATTGGCAGCGGCCATTACCAACGCGCCTACAAGCAATAAGGCGGTCTTGGTGACTGCCGAGCGCATTATGTTTGCCCTTGGTGCTGGTGGCAACCCACGCAAGGTGCAGTGGTGCGACCAAGAGAACAATACAGTTTGGACACCGGCAACCGACAACCAGGCAGGCGACTATGAGCTGGCCACGCCTGGAACACTTCTGGCTGGCAAGCGGGTCAAGGGTGTCAACCTACTGTTTACAGATGTGGATGTCCACACGGCCCAGTATGTTGGCGCTCCATTTGTCTATGGCTTTGAGAAGGCTGGCAGTGGCTGCGGTCTCATTTCTGCCCAGTCTGTGGCGGCCATTGACACTGCTGCCATTTGGATGAGCAAGTCTGGCTTTTGGATTTATGACGGCTACGTCAAGCCACTGCCAAGTGATGTGTCGGACTATGTCTTTGGCAATATCAACTTTAACCAGGCATCCAAGGTCTATGCGGTCCACAACAGCAAGTATGGTGAGATTTGGTGGTATTACCCAAGCAGTGGCAGCAATGAGAATGACAGTTATGTCACTTTCAATTACAGAGAAAACCACTGGAACATAGGCACATTGGCTAGAACTGCTGGCACTGATGCCGGAGTGTTTGCTAACCCATTAATGGTTTCAACTGACGGGTATATCTACGAGCATGAAGTTGGCTTTGCCTATGACAGCGCCAGCCTTTACGCTGAAAGTGGCCCAGTGCAATTGGGCAATGGCGACAACATCATGTCTGTCAGGCAAGTTGTCCCAGATGAGCAGACCTTGGGTGAGGCGGTGGTTTCATTTAAAACCCGAAATTACCCAACTGGCACACAATCGACATTTGGACCATATACGGCAGCCAATCCGACTGATGTCCGGTTTGCAGCTCGCCAGGTCAATGTAAAGGTAACTGGCAACACTTTGGCTGACTGGCGCATTGGGGTGATGAGGCTCGATGCAGTCCCAAGTGGTAAGCGATGAGCGACCAAGAACAACTGGAAAGACTGCGCCACCATGTGGAGGCTGCTTTAGAATACAGTGGAGGCACACATAATTTTGACGATGTCGCTGAGATGGTTGAGCAAAACAGATTACAGCTGTGGCCAGCCAAGGACTCGGTGGTATTGACAGAGATCATTGTCTATCCGCAGCTAAAGAATTTGCACTATTTTCTGGCTGGTGGCGACCTAGATGAACTCTCACGGATGAGACCATTGATCGAATCCTGGGGCAAGTCTGTTGGCTGCACCAGAGTGACCTTGGCAGGCCGAAGAGGCTGGTCAAAGACATTTTTAAAAGACGAAGGTTACAGCCCACAATGGACTGTAATGGCAAAAGATTTATAGGGGAAAGACTATGGCTACATTACCAGCATATTTTCAGCAAAACCCAGATGTTGCTGCTGCATACCGGCAAGAAACTTATGGCTTAACGCCACAGCAGTTTGCTGATACTCACTATGCGCTTTATGGCCAAGCCGAGCAAAGAGCTGCACCAACGGCTGCGGCTGCGCCAGTGACTGCGACTACCCCAGCTGTTGCGCCTGCGGTTACACCAGTGACTGTGCCTGCAACTACTCCAGTGACTGTGCCTGCAACTACTCCAGCCGTTGTGCCTGTTAGAACGGCAAGCACAACTCCAGTTGTTGCACCAACAACGCCTGCGGTAAATAGAGCATCCACAGGCGCTGCACTTCCATATTTCCAATTGAATCCTGATGTGGCTGCTGCCTATTTGACCAACAATTACGGCTTAACGCCAGAGCAGTTTGCTGCTGCGCATTACAGCCAATATGGCCAGAATGAGCAAAGAACTGCACCAACGCAAATCACAACACCATTTGCCAGCGCCACTCAAGGCTTTGATCAGAACTTCAGAAATTACACATCCATTCCTATTGGCGCTCAGTACAACCCCAATGTAGTTGGTGGCACTGGCTCACCATACTCACAGATCATGGGCCAGATGCGACCAGTGGGCAATCCATACGCCAATGTGGCGGCAGGCCAAGCCATGGGTGGCTATGACCCAGGACTATATGACCGCATTGCCCAAGCAAACGCTGTGGCCAAGTTGGCTACTGAAACAGCAGCAGCAACAACGGCAGCACAACAATTAGATGCAAGCAGCACTGGCGGCATGGCCAGAGGCGGCATGGTCCATGGTGGACTGATGTTTGGGCCAAACCCTCCTGGTCCAGATGATGGCGCTGTCAACCTTGACATGGGCGAATACGTCATCAAGAAGTCTTCAGTCGATAAATACGGCAAGGGACTTCTGGGCATGATCAATGAGGGCAAAGTGCCTGCCAAGAAAATGAAATCTTTACTCGGATAAGGTGGCGATATGTCAAAAGGTGGAACAACTACATCAACAAGCTCCATTGATCCACAGATCAAAGAAGCATTCTTGGCCAACTTTCAGCAGGCCCAAGGGGTCGCTGGCGCATTGCCGACTCAGCAGTTTGCTGGGTATAACCCAATGTACCAGGCAGGCGAGGAGGCTTTGGTCAACACGGCCCTCGCTGGCCCAGGCATTGCCGGAACTGACTTGGCAGCGCAGATGGCGGCTTATGGCGGTGTCTATCAACCTAGTCAGATCACAGCGCAGCAGACTAATCTTGGCTTGACTGGACCAGGCTCAATTGCCTCTTACATGAACCCCTATACAGAGTCTGTGCGCAAAAACGCATTGGCAGACCTTGAGTCTTCACGCCAGACTGCCATCCAGCAAATGGGTGAGCGCGCAACTGCTGCCAAGGCATTTGGTGGATCACGCCAAGGTGTGGCTGAGTCTTTGACCAATCTTGGCTTTGCCAAGCAGGCAGGCACTCTTGGCACTCAACTGAACGAGCAAGCATTCAATCAGGCAATGGCCATGCAGCAGGCTGACATTGCTCGCAGATCAGCAGCCGACATTGCCAATCAGCAAGCAGGCTTGCAAGGTGCGCAATTGCGACTAGGCGGTGCAAGCCAGCTAGGTAATTTGGCTGCACAGCAACAAGCATTGCGTCTTGGTGGCGCTCAAGCGGTCATGGGTGCTGGCGGTGCGCGTCAGGCTTTGGAGCAGCAACAAATGGATGCAATCCGAAATATTGGCTTGCAGCGTTTGGGCATTGTGCAATCAAGTCTTGGCGCTCAACCGGCCAATCTTGGAATGCAAGCCACAACCCCGTACAGCCAGAATGTCGGTGCTGGCCTATTGGGCGGTGCATTGGCTGGCTCTCAATTGGCTGGCACTTTGGGAGTAACTGGTGGCACTGGTGCTGCACTCGGTGCATTGGCCAGCTTTATCTAATATGCCAAACAATCCAACCCCAGAGCCACAACGCTACGCTGACGCGCAGCTCATGGCTTTGCTTGATCCCTCAAGCAAGCGTGACACCATCCTGATCACGCCTGGATCACCAATGCCCTCACGCATCCCTGACGGGTTGACAGTGGCTGAGACAAGCCGAGGCATTGTGATCACCAGTGATCCGGCAAAGGTCAGGATCATTGACCAAGGGTCTGAGAAAGATGTGGGCATGGCGCTCTTTGGCTATGCATACGATCAGACCAAGGGCTTTGACAATGTGGCGGTGGCCATGGATAGAAGTGGCATTCCGGTGGCAGAGCTGGCCATCAAGCCTGGTCAAGAAAGACGGGCCATGAGGGCTGCATCTTTGCTTGCACCAGATACGGGATCAACTAACATGATGAGCAGAGGCGATGTGGTCAATACACGCCTCAAAGGTTTACTGGATTAAGGTGGAAATATGGCTACTCAATTTGATTTTGCAAGTTTAGGCAATATATTTGGTGGTGGTGGAACACCAACGGGACTTGATGCATTGCTGACAGAAGATCAGCGCAAACTCTTGGGCCGTAATGCTGCACTGTCAGCAGCCGGTGCGCTCTTGCAGGCCAGTGGCCGGAGTGCAGTGCCAATCAGCATGGGCCAAGCACTTGGATCAGCTTTGCAGGCTGGTCAGCAAGGTTATCAGCAGGCTAGAGCTGGCTCACTGCAAGATTTGTTGGTGGGCCAGAAATTGAGTGAGGCTCAACGCGCAGCTAAAGCTGAAGCTGATTTTTACAAATTGTTTGAAGCGCCACAAGCTGCACCAATGCAGCCATTGACTGGTGAGTCAGTCTCGATAATGGAGCCAGCGCCTGCACCAATCAATCCATTGGCTAATCTGAATCCACAACAAATGGCCTTAGTTCGCACTCTTGGCCGTGAGAAGGGTACTCAGTATTTGCTTGAAAGCATGAAGCCACAGGAAACAGTGGGTCAGCCATTTTTGGGTCAAGACAATAAGTATTACATTCAGACCAAAACTGGCGGTGTTATACCCGCACCAATAGCCCCAGCAGCCAAGCCAGTTGGTGCGCCACAGCAAGTATTAGGTGCTGACAGAAAGCCTGCGTTAGTGCAATATTACGATGATGGCACTTACAAACCAGTTGGC